CATGGTACCAAAATGTTTTCAGTATACACGAATGTCTAAATTATGCAATACAACCTGTAGTAGTGGGACCCCTTTTTGCAAAAAGGGGGGATAGGGTCAAAGTTTATTTTGATTTTTGGGATTTGTTTGGGACCCCTCGGCGCGTTAGCGCCGAGGGTCAGTGTTTATTATTAATGATATTGTCTAGTCTTTTTATCTTTAAAGTGGTCTTGATATGGTTTTGTATGTCTAACCATGTCCATTAATTGTGGTAGACAAAGTATAGCCATGCAATAAGCCATGAACTCGTCACCCTCTGCTTTTAAAAGTTCATCTATTCTATTTGATGCCTCTTCTTTGGACTCGGCATTTTCAATGTAAAGCGCCGCTTTCCAGATTTTGATGTCTAAGTGTTTTGGGATTTTTATATCTGTCATATCCTATATTCTCATGGATTGGTGTTATTGTCAATCTCTTTTATTTCTGTGGTTGTATAACTACGCTCACCATAACCATAATCATAAGTTCTAGTTTCTTTACTTACTTCAATCGGTGTTTCCAGAGCCTCGGTCCTTGGGTGTAGCTGCACGAATTCTTCTACATGTGTTCTAATAAAATCATGCATACAAGTTTGATCGCAAAAGTATTTCCACATTGAATTGAATCTATATTCATTTAATGCAATCTTAATGGTCCTTAAAACCTTAGAGCCCTTGACACCACGAACCCTTGTGGTTGTCGCTCGTTTGTGGCAACTCGGACCATGGCACCAAACATAATCCATTTAGTGCCTCACTTTCCATGATTGAGATGCAGTTCTATATCCATGAGCATCTAGGTCATAATAAACATAATACGCAACACCTTTTTTTGATGTTCCATATCTGCTTTTTTCGTCATGCTTTCCTTGTCTTGTTATGTGCTTTCTCTCTTTCTGATTAGGGAGTTTATAGGAAACTCCCTAATCTGTCAACTATTAATTTATTGCTTGATTTAATTCCCCTCTTTTAAATTGTGCAATAATATCTGCATTGTCTTGCTTTTCTTTATCTTCCAAAAGACTTGCCAAATTCTCTGGACTATAAATTGATAAAGCCAAACTAGAACTTTCGTTCATCATTGTTTCATTTAAAACAACACCAACTTTGTCAGCTAACTCTTTTGCTTGATCATAAAATCTGTAAGACTTTAAACCTAATCTTAAAGTTTTCATTTTCTTCTCAACATAATTATACATCTGTTCATGTTCTTTGATTACATTATCTGCACTAGCAACATACATTTTAAAAAAGTTTAATGTGTTTTCATCAACTTTGTAATTACGTGAATGGCAATAAGAACTTCCAATTGTCCAAAGTTTAAAATCATTTTCCCACTTGTGAGCAGGTTTTTGTATGGACTGATCTTCGTTAGATGAATTTTGAAATCCTAAATAAGAATTAACTGCACTCTCATCATTGTAATATTTTGGATTTCTTTTGCCTAAATCATCATTGATTGATAATCTAAAATCTGGGTTTAACCCTTTTGATTTTAATTCATCTCGATAATATGCTCTGGCAAAATTTCTACCCATATCAAACCTTACATGGATTTCATCATTTGCGTCATATTCTCGACCCTCGTCATCAACCTTTTTAATTGGTCTTTGAACATAGAAACAATTATCCTCGTACAATTCACCACCAGAACGATTGTATTTTGAGATCATTCTTCTAATTGTATCAACGTCCTCTTGTGGTTGATGAAACCTTACAACCTGATTGATTTTTTCTTTTGCCTTGTCACGCATAAGATCATATTGTTCTTTTGCCTGTATCAATTTGTCTTTTACTTTATCCTCATAAAAAGACTGAAATTGATCAGCAATCACTTTTCGCTTTTCTGCGTTAAGTGTCATTCTTTTTTCTTTAGTCATGCTACCTCTTTCTTGTTTATTTATTTTTTGCATAATTTGAAATTAGCACTTGACTTATGGATTGTCAAGTATTATATAGGATTAGTTAATTTAGCTTTGAACCTTAATTAACTGGGACAACTTCTGGTTGTGGTGTAAAGTAGATTGAAAGAGATCCAAACACACGCACAACTAGAACTGATCCCTGGTCTTATTAACTTGGCCTAAATCTCCAATTGATCACTGGAGATTATGATCTGAAAGGATGGTCGGTCAATCTCTAGTAGGACCTGGGATCAGTCTTTGCGCCTCGGGGGTTAAACAAACCTGCAAGGCCTGATCCCTGGTCCAGTACAGGCAATGTGCACTACCTTTAAGGCTGGACCTGGGATCAGTCAACGCGCCGCCGCCGCTAGATCACAGAGACTCTGGCGTTGGCTGGTCTAAGCCGCTGTGGTCCCGAACGTGGATAAGATCCCCGGGCCGCAAGCTTCAAGCAACAGGCAGCAAGCCGCAAGCTTGACAGCTGGTGAGGGATAGTGTAGGATGGATTTAGAAAGGATAAATTATGCCAAAATATAAAGTTACAATTGACATGGACAGCCCACGAGAAGAAGGTGAACATCTTGAGGCTATATTTCAAAACGGGGTAGAAGCTCAGGACGAACACGAGGCGGAAATGATTGTAGACAAGAAAATAAAAGAATTAATGTATGGCGGCCCATACTACGCAATAACAGAAGACGATGAAAACAAGTGAAGCATTAAAAATTATCGGAGGCAGCCTATCAAAGCCTTCAAAGATGCCGGGCTGGTCGATAGGTTTACCGGCCAAAGAGTGCAAGACAGGCGGCAAGCTTCAAGCTGTGAAGGGCAGCGTCTGTTATGATTGCTACGCTCTAAAAGGTTGTTATGTTTTTAAGGTTGTGCAGGATGCACAATACAGGCGGCTGGCAGCCATCAAGAGACCGGACTGGGTTGAAGCAATGGCCCATCTGATCAACAGCAAGAAGCCGGATGTGTTTCGCTGGCACGATAGCGGCGACGTCCAGGACCTGGACCACCTTAAAAAGATTTATGAAGTCTGTAGACTGACGCCAGCAAAGCGTCATTGGTTACCGACTCGAGAAGCTTGGATCAAAGACCACCTGGCCAGCAAGCCTACAAATTTAGTCATACGATTTAGCGCCCCGATGGTGAACCAGGGCGCCTGAGTCGTGGCCCAACTCTTCGGAGGTGGTGACCAGTGGGGCCAGCTGTCCCGCAGCTCAACAGGACAACGAGTGCAGGGATTGTCGAGCGTGCTGGGATGCCACAATTAAGACAATTAAATATGGTAAACACTAAAATGTTTAGACACCCAAACTATTATAAGAATTTGCGCAAGCTAGCGCGCAATAGCGAGCTTCACGTAAGGCCCATTTCAGGCAGTGAAGCTAGCGACACGGACCGGGCAATTAGTCAAGCTAACTCAACGCGTGGGCTTAGTGACGTTCGCCCTGGTCCGGGCCCCAAGCAACAAGCTTCAAGCGTCAAGCCCCAAGCTCCTGAAGCAACAAGCGACAAGCATCAAGCCCCAAGCAGCAAGCGTCAAGCTTGAAGCCACAAGCAACAAGCTCCTTGATCCTGGACCCTCGAAAAAGTTTCACGCACCCCGAACCGAGGTGCTCAATGCAGATGAAGGTGTTGTTAGGATGGCGTATGTGGAACGCTATTTGGTGTGGTGAAAATCGGATCTTATTACTCTTTGTTACTTTTAGTTCTATAGTGAAAAAGTGCCCAGAATTATTATAGCCCAATAGATCAGGAGTACCGGATAAGCTAAGATTCTCAAGTCTAATCCAGGAAATTTGTGGTATAGATCTTTTAATTTTTTCATATAATTTTCGCTCGGGTTTCAAGGTAACTAGGGCTTTCTAATCTGGTGTTTTAGGAGCGATAATTATCTTTTGCTTAGTATGTTTTAATACAACACGAACCATACTTTGTCCAATTATATTTGACTCTTGCACT